TAATAAACTAGAGAATCACTACTAAGTCTATGATGGAAACACATAGATGGCCGAGATAGAACTCGGGTATAGTAATAATGTGAAGGATTGGGCAATCCGCAGTGTTACTTCCTAATGTCGTTTGGTAGACTACGGAAGGCATTCAGAGACTGAACGGGTGTTGGTGAGCGATGAAGGATTAGCCATCCAGAGCTTGCTTAAGATACAGTCCGACGTCATTGGAAACTCTGACGATTTATCGTTTGACGGCGATGAAATGAATTTACATATGCCACAAGACCCAGAATCTGAAGCCGAATTAAGAAATTTAGCAGCGGTTCCTTTTCAGATTGTAAGTCCGGCAAATAATTCATCTATTATTGGTATTTATCAGGATTCTATGCTTGGTTGCTATCAATTTTCCAGAGAAGGTATTTACTTCTCACCAAGAGATGCAATGAATATATTAATGATGTTTAATGGAATCAATGAGCACGAATTATTAAAACATTCAAAAAAAGAAAAAGGAATTTCCAGTTTTGACATTTTATCACAAATTATGTATCCTTTAACTATGAAATACAAAACAAAAGCCTTTAAGGACGATAAAGATGACATGAAAACTTCTAATAATGTCATTGAAATTCAAAATGGAAAATATATTCGTGGACAAATGGATAAAAGTGTACTAGGAGCAGGATCCAAAGGTCTTCTTCACAGAATATGCAATGATTTTGGAAATATGGCATCTGCAAAATTTATTGATGATTTACAAAATGTGGTTACTGAATATATGAAATCAACCGCATTTAGTGTTGGAATAAGTGACTTAATTTCAAATGAAAAAACAAATGAAGATATTATTAAAGTTATTACGCAGAAAAAAACAGAAGTTAAAAACTTGATTGAACAAACCCAAATTGGTATCTTTGAAAACAAAACAGGAAAATCAAATAATGAAGAATTTGAGACACAAGTAAATAATATTTTGAATCAAGCAACCTCTGAATCAGGAAAAATTGGTTTAAAAAGTTTAAGTAAAGATAACAGATTTGTAACCATGGTGAATGCAGGATCAAAAGGTTCAGACTTGAATATTTCATTTATGATCTCATGTTTAGGGCAACAAAACGTGGATGGTAAACGTATTCCTTATGGGTTTGAACACAGAACATTACCGCATTATACAAAATATGATGACTCGCCTGTTGCAAGAGGATTTGTTGAAAGTTCTTATATTAATGGTTTATCACCTCAAGAACTCTTCTTCCATGCTATGGGTGGTCGTGTTGGTTTAATAGATACTGCTGTAAAATCCGTTACTTGGGAAACACCCATTGTCATTATTGAAAATGGAGCACCTGTCTACATTGAAATTGGTAAATGGATTGACGAAAGACTTGCAAAAAATTCAGAGGATATTAAACATTTTACAGAAAGACAAATGGAATTATTAGAAACCGAAAAAGAAAATATATTTATTCCTACCACGGATGAAGACGGAAATATTACGTGGGGAAATATTACTGCCATTACACGTCACGACCCTGGTACAGAATTGTATGAGATTAAAACAAATGGTGGAAGAAGTGTAATTGTTACAGAAAGTAAATCATTATTAATTTGGAATAAAGAGACAAAGAAATTCAAAGAAATGCTAACACCAGACATTAAAGTTGGAGATTGTGTTCCAGTGACTGCAGAATTATGTCAACCTCCAGTTTTACTTGAATATATAGATATGAAAAAGTATTTTGCAAAAGAAGAATTTGTTTATGGAACCGATTTTAACTGTGCTTTAAATGAAATGAAAGAAACAATGGAAAATAGAAAAAAAATCCCAGAAGGGTGGTGGAATGAGAATAACGGAACAAAATTTACACTTCCTTATAATAAAAAATCTTCGTTACAAAGAACATATATTCGTTCTAATTTGCTGAATATCAAAGATGGATATATTTATCCTTATCACGCAAATAGAAAAGATACTTTTATCCCAGAAAAGTTCTTATTAAATAATGAAAACGGTATGTTCATTGGGCTATTTTTAGCAGAAGGAAATGCATATAAAAATACAGTCAGCATTACAAATAACAATGAAAATATTCGCAGTTTTGTGAAACAATGGTTTGAAAAATTCGGTATTCATTTTGTAGAACGTGAAAGAATCAATAAAATTAGAGGAAAAACAACCACCATTACCGGTAATTGTTCTTTATTATCTACTTTCTTGACAAAATTGGTTGGTCACGGAGCATGTAAAAAGTATGTACCTACCGAAGCTTTTATCGCGTCCGAAGAATTTGTCATTGGTTTATTGAATGGTTATTATTCCGGGGATGGAACCGTTTCCAAGAATTCCATTGATGTTAGTTCTGCATCAAAAAGATTGATTGAAGGTATTTCCATGTTATGTTCAAGATTAGGAATTTTTGGAAAAGTATTTCAATCTCAATTGAAATCAAATAACTTGGGAACCAAAAACATCAAACCTACTTATCGTATGTCCATTCGCGCACAATGGGGACAAATATTTACAAATAAGATTTCCTTATTAGAAGAAACAAAAAATATAAAAATCCGTAATATTGTTTGGGGTAATTCTCATCGCAATTTTGAAACCTATCATAATACTGTTTTGGATAAAATCCTGGAAATTAATATCATTGGTGTGGAAAAACATCCAAAAGTATACGATTTAACTATTCCTTCTACTTTGAATTTTGGACTTGCAAATGGTCTTCAAGTTCGTGATACGAGTACTACAGGGTATATTCAAAGACGATTAATTAAAGGTTTGGAAGACTTAATGGTCAATTATGATATGACTGTAAGAACGAACAAAAATAAAATTGTGCAATTTGTTTATGGAGATGATAATATTGACACGACAAAAGTAGAAAATCAAGTGATTCCAATTGTCACTATGAGTAGTCAAGATATTTATGCACATTTTATTTTACCAGATGAAAAAGGAAATTCAAAAACATTAAATAATATATTTTTGAAAAATGTGATTACACGATATAAAAAACAACATCCAGATATGTTCAAATACTGTGATAAATATACTCAAATGATGATCCAAGGAAGAGAAAAAATAATTAAAAAAGTTTTTAAAAATAAAAGTGATGTAGTTGTTAATTGTCCAGTAGCATTTTCATACATTATTAGTAACATTCAAGGCCAAGCCAATATTACATTGGCATCATTGGTGGATATTACTCCTGTAGAGGCATTTAAAATGATTGAACTATGTTATGAGAATCTTGAAAAAATACATTATTCACCTCCAACTGATTTATTCAAAATATTATATTATTATTACTTATCTCCAAAAGACTTACTTATTGTGAAGCGATTTAATAAAAATGCTCTAACTTTACTTCTAGATACAATAACTATTAATTATAAAAGAGCAATTGTTGCACCCGGAGAAATGGTTGGCATCATTTCTGGTCAGAGTATTGGAGAAGTATCTACACAAATGACACTGAATAGTGTAACATATGAAACAGAAATTATTGTAAGAAATAAGGAACATAAAATTTCCAAAGTTCAAATTGGGGAATTTATTGAAAAGAAAATCCAACAAGCTAAGAAGTTTGAATATTATAAAGAGAAAGATACAACTTATGCAGAAGTAGAAGAATATTATGAAATTCCTTCATGTGATGAAGATGGAAATGTATTATGGAAACGCATTGAAGCCGTAACAAAACACCCCGTGATTAATAAAGATGGATCTAATACAATGTTGAAAATAACAACAAAAGAAGAACGTGAAGTGATTGCAACAAAGGCCAAATCCTTTTTAAAATTAGTAAATGGAAAAATTATTCCTGTAGAAGGAGATAGTTTAAAAGTAGGAGACTATTTACCAGTATCTACAAAAAAGATTGATTTTGAAGAAACCCAAGAATTAGATTTAAGAACTATTTTACCACCAACCGAATATATTTATTCAAGTGAAGTAGAAAAAGCAAAGGAAATAATGGAACGTAAAGAAAACGCATGGTGGTCAAAACATCAAGGAAAATCATTTGTTCTTCCATATTCGCGTAGTGATAGTTTTGTTGCCAAAGTAAATGATAAATTACGAAATGGATGCAAGTCAAAAACCTATTTTACACCAGAATGTATTTATATGAAACAAACAAATATGAATCAATATACCATTCCTGAGAAAATTCCACTTGATTATAATTTTGGTTATTTACTTGGTGCTTATGCAGCAGAAGGATGTATGACAAAATTTCAAGTTTCCATTGCCAATAATGATTCAGAATATTTTGGACCAATTTTAGAATTATGTAAACAATGGAATGTTACAACAAAAATTTATAAAAATGAAAATAAAAATCAACAAGGATGGACTAGTCAAGACTTACGTATTTACAATACAATTTTATGTCGTTTATTAGAAAATTTATGTGGAAAATTAAGTCATGGAAAATTTGTTTCGGATAAAATAGTGTTTTCAAATCGTGGATGTTTATTAGGATTTCTTGATGCGTATATTGGGGGTGATGGAAGTATAAATAAAAAATCAAAAACCATTACAATGTCTTCTGTTTCTAAATCGCTTATTAATAGTGTTCAACAAATATTAAATATATTAGGAATATATAGTTTTATTACAAAACCTAAAAAAATGGAAACCAATAATCGTGGTAGTAAAAATATTAAACAACCATATAATTTAGAAATAACTGGTTCACAATTACACAATTTATCAAAAATGTTAAGTATTAAAATTTCTTACAAACAAGATAATTTAATTGATTTATTAAAACATAATTATCAATATGATATACATAGAAATGCAACAATTATTCCTAATGAGATTGATGGAGAAATTATATTAGAAGAAAGAAAAACGGACACATATATAGGTGTGATTTTTGATAAAATAAAATCAATTGAAGAAGTTCCAAATACAACAAATTATGCATTTGATTTAACAATTGAAGACACACGAACTTTTAACATCTATAATGGTCTCGCGATTTTTGACACTTTTCATTTTGCCGGTGTAGCTTCTAAGTCAAATGTTACACGTGGTGTGCCAAGAATTGAAGAAATATTAACTTTATCTAGTGAACCTAAAAATCCATCTTTAACTATTTACTTGAAAGAAGAAGATGAAACACAAAAAGATAAGGCGAATTCAATTATGTATATGTTGGAACACACGAAATTAGAAGAAATTGTAAAATCAACTGAAATTTGTTTTGATCCAGATGACTTGAATACATTAATTGGTGAAGACAAAGACACGATTGAACAATATCGCGCATTTGAAAATATGATGGCAGAATGTTCGGAACAATCTTTGACAAATGATGAAAATGAAAAATCTAAGTGGATTTTAAGAATGGTCATGGATCCTGAAGTAATGTTGGAAAAAAATATAACCATGGATGATGTTAATTTTACATTAAATAATTCTTATGAAAACCAAATATCATGTGTTTATTCCGATTATAATTCAGATAAATTAGTATTCCGTATTCGCATGAATGAAGTGATTAAAAGTGGGTCTAACAGAAGTGGACAAAAGAAAACTAAAGTGAATCCTTTAGATCAGTCAGATCAAATCTATTTACTGAAAAATTTTCAAGATCAGTTGTTACAAAATATTGTTTTGAGAGGAATTAAAGGAATCAACAAAGTGATTTTACGAAAAATTAAAGATAACATGGTGGAAAGTAATGGAATTTATAAAAAACAAGATATCTGGGTACTAGATACCATTGGAACCAATTTATTAGATGTTCTTGGGTTGGATTTTATTGATAATACAAGAACATTTAGTAATGATATTGTAGAAATATATAATACTTTAGGAATTGAAGCTGCTAGACAAGCTATATATAATGAATTAGTAGATGTCATTGAATTTGATGGAACTTATATTAATTATCATAATTTCAGTGTTTTGGTAGATAGAATGACGTATACTTATAAGATGATTTCTATTTTTAGACATGGAATCAATAATGATAATATTGGACCAATTGCCAAAGCATCTTTTGAAGAAACACCTGAAATGTTTTTGAAAGCTGCAAGACATGCTGAGTTAGATACTTTTAGAGGTGTATCAGCCAATGTAATGTGTGGTCAAGAAGGGTTCTTTGGAACAAGTGCATTTCAGATTGTTTTAGATATTGAAGAATTAGAAAAAATGCAAGAAAGTAGTGAATATAAACCAATAAATGTTGAAAATGAAATAGAAAAATTCTTTGAAACGATTGATGATCCGCAAGATCCATGTGGAATTAAAAAATTGACCGTTCAAAATAATGTCATTAGTATTAAACCACAGGACATGGGTGGAGATAATAATTACAATCCAGGATTCTAAGAAAAATATAAATATAAAATAAAGGTACAAATATGTAAGTGTGTAAAAAGGTATAAATGTATAAATGTATAAAAAAAAGATAATCATTTTACAAACATATTAAAAGATAATGGAAATATAATATATATGAATAACTTTTCTTGTCTTATTAAAAATATAGTAAATAACAAAGAAATAAAAGATTCTTTTATTTTTTTTAAAGATTGTAAAGAACCTATCGTACGAACTATTTTTACTATCTTTGTAGAAAATGAATATTCAATGCAAAAAAAATTTGGATTTTATCAAACAGTCAATAACAATATATTTTTAAGTTCCATTATTAAAAATGAGTTTAATATATTATTTTTTCATATTCAAAAAACATATCACGCTTTAAATAAATTTGTTTTTTTATATAAATATAACAAAACAAAAATAGTTGTAGATATGGACATGTGTTTAAATAAAATAAACATCAATGACAAAAATATTATTTGTATTTTTCAAAATAATGGAAAGTATTTATTTCATGCATTAGACTTGATTAAAATATTTCATATTTCTCTTACCAATTCAGATACATTATTTTCTAATCCAATTCCATTGAAAAATCCATATAATAATTTACCATTTACAAAATCTAATTTATATAATATTTATTTTTTTATCAAACATAAAACCGATTTTTACTCCGATTTATATTTTAAATTTTTTTTAACGAATTTTAATTTAACTTTATTTTATCAAAAATATGAATACATATTGAGAGAATATTCCATTGAAAATTATATTAAAAATACGTCTACAAATCTTCTTTATTTAGATACGTTATCAATGATTCGTAGTTTCAATCGTAATACTACAAATTATAAAATAAATATTGATAAAGATTTTCCGAGAGAAAAACTTGTGAAAATTATGAAACCATATTTATTATTATATATTATAAATCTATATTCATTAGTTAAAGTAAATAAAGATCAAGCTTATTTTAAAATGCATATAAAATTAATGGAATTTTCCAAATATAATCCAAATTTTGGAAAAAAAATAATACATTTGGAAAAAGAAAATTTTTTAACGAAACAGAAAGAAGCGAAAAAAATTTGTTTTAATGATAAACATATTTTATTCCATAAAAAAGAAGATGATTTTTTAGATACGCATTTAAAAGTAAATATTCATAATAATTTAGAATATCAATTAAGACAATTAGAATTAAATTATAATAATATTATTAATGAAACTACTCAAGTAAATAATCAATTTAATAATTATTATAATGATGAT